GCATAATTAATTAAGTCCTGTTTTAAGGTACTAAAATCTTTATCGTAATATTTTATGTCTGGTACGTTTGCCATTATTATTTACTTAAATCGGTTGTTGATACATTTAAAACTAAATTGTCATTTTGATTATTGATAGAATATTCTAACACTATATTCACCACATTTTGATCTGATAGTCTTCTGATTATTATATCTCTAATAAGAATATTAGGTACATAAGCTAATATTTCTTGTTCTAACCTAGCAGCTACAGTATCAAATGTTGTATCTGGTTCAAATAAAGATGCTCTTAAATTTCCACCAAATAATGGATCAAAAAATCTCTCACCTTTATCTGTTAGTATATAGTTTATTAGATTAGATTTAACTTGTTCTTTAGTTGTGTATGTTTGATTAAAAACATTAGTTCCATTATTAAAAAGAACATTAATACCTATACCTTTAGGTTGTCCTACATCTTGTGGATTAAGTTTATATGTTGGTCTTTTTAACATTAAATTTGTCCTTCTTGTTTCATTTTACTCATTAACGCACTAAAATCAGGAACTGTGTCAATTCTAACAGCGTTGATATCTCCTGCTGGTCTAGTGTTAGCTAGCATTTGATCAACACTATTTACTACTTGAACTTCATTCATCATTGGTCCATTAAAACCTTGAGCCATTGATGAATCCATATTACCTAATGATTGCCATTCACTAGTTTGTCTTGTTTCATTTAATATATCATTTAATATATTATTATTAGTAAAAGTCATAGGCTTAGATGGCTGTGTAGGTTTGGCAGGTCTTATAGATTCGACCATGGAATTTTTTACAGTTGTTTTCTTGGTCTCTGCCACAACTGGCTTAGAGGCTGGCGTCTCAAGCAAAAGTCCTAGCTCTTCCCTAACAACAGCTTGTACTTCTTCGCGTATAACCTTGCGTAATAATTTAATAAATGTATCAGCTTTCATGTCTATAAATATTTTATTATCCTAATATTTGTTTAAGTTCTTCAATTAATTCATCAGCTTTGCGTGTTTTACTAGGAGCTGTTTGAGTTATTTTTAATTTACTAAACGCGTCATAAGCAATTGCTTGTAAAGCGCCTGATGGTGTTGTTTCAATCTTGATTAAGTATTTTCGTTTTCCATCACTATATTCAGTTGAGTCACTATTATTTTGTTCTTCATCATCAGTAGGAATTGTTGTTGGTGAGAAATTAGGATCAACATTTATATTAAAACTTAATTGTTCTACTTTGATTTTTAATGACGCTAATGTTTTTTGAATTATTTTTAATACAGATTGAACTAATGTTATTAACAAAATGTAATTATTAATTTTATCCTCTAAATCTTTAAATAATTGATCATCTAATTCTTTTTGAATAGGATATTGAGCTGCTATTGGTTTAGATGGTGATGGACTAGCTAAATCAGGACCTGAAGCAGCAGCAGTCACTAGTAATTTTTTCTTTTTTAGTTTTAATTGTATCTGAAGGACAGCTAAGGCAGCTCTAATTACTTTAAGAGTGACAAGTAAACTATCAATAATAGTTTTAAGTGTTTTAACAAGTGATCGTAAATTTTGTTTTTTTCGTTCAAATTCTCTTTTATATGAAGAATAATCACCAGTAAATTTAGGATAGAAAATAACAACTACTCCATTTTTAACATCAACACGTCCTTTATTATTTAAACTTCTTTTTGTTCTTTTAATTAATCTACTAATTATAGAGTTGGCTACTTTTTCAACATTAATAAATTTATTTAATAATACCACTATAGCACCAACAATAGCTCCTTTAGCAGCTGTAGGATCACTAGTTTGATTCTCTATATTTTGTTGGAGATCATCAACTTTTTGTTTTTGTTGTTGAGCAGCGTTATCTACTTGATTTTTATTTTTATTGAGTAAAGAACTAGCCATTATATTGTAAATGATTTAGTTGATTTAAAATTAGACATATTAAGTCTTACTATTGATAATTTACTTTTTAACATAGCTGTTGCTGGTGCTAACATAGCAGCCATAAGTGGGCCAGGTACAATAGCAGCTGATTGAACCATATCACTATAAAGTGAAATGGCATCCATTAACTGATTTAAGATATTTTCTAACTCATCTGCTTTGGTTATTGGTTCAGGTTTGCCATTTATATCTAATCCAAACTGTATTCTAGGAGCATTAACTAAAAACATATTAATTTCATTATCACTATCTTCAACACCAACATCAATAGTTACTTTTTCTCCTGCTGATAAGTTGATATATTGTCTTGAACTGATGAAAATACTATCAGAGCGAGAATTAAATATAAGTCGTCCTGATGATAATTGAATTTGTTCTCCTGTATATTGTTGTGCGTCTACCAAAGTTTAATATATTTTATTATTTTACATAGAATCCCCAATATTCCCAATGCCATACCTCATCAACTCCAGATCCATCAGCTAATCTATATGGATTATAAAAACCAAATTTAGGAGCATTAGCAGCGAACCATTTATATAAAGAAGTATTTCTAGCGACTGCGTTATTAGCTGGGCTTCCTTTCTTTCCTGAAACTGATCTATATAATTCTGAGATATCTATAGCTCCTCCCCACCCATGAGGAGATGAGCCTGGTTTAGCAACTGTACTACCTGAGCCTAAGCTCACTTGATGCGCATAATCTCTATAAGCTGATGATAGAGTAAATTTGATATTTTGAGAGTCAGCAAAATTTTTAAAAGCTAAATATTGACGAGCTACTTCTGGATGTAATAAATGCCATCCTTTAGTACCATTATATGTATATTTATCTCTTCCTCCTTTAGCTACACCAATTAAAGCATTAAAAGGTATATAAGCATTTTTATAACCAGCATCTACAAAATCTTTAGGACCAGGATATGCACTTGCTCCTACTTTACCTGGTATTATATTTAATTGAGAACCTAATATAGTTGGAATTTCATTTCCATTACCTGAGCCGCCTTTTGTTTTGATTAGTACTTGAGCTGTAGTTTCATTAGTTGGGAGAGCAGGTTTATTAGCTTCATCTTCATTAGCAGTTTCATATTTTTCTAATTCAGTATTAACTAATAATTGAAATCCTTCATCTTCAGGTAGATCTGTAAAATTAGCTTCTTGAATATCTTCATATACATTAGTATCAATTACTGTTGGTGTGGGGGTTGGTGTAGGGGTTGGAGTTGGAGTTGGTTCATTAGCAGGTAATTTATTACATTTTATTTTTTCATCCATTATTTTACCAACTATTTTAAGAGCATCCCAATGAGAAATATTTGATTTTTTATCTGGGTTTGTTAAAGAGGGATTATTGATAATATCTTTTCCTGTTGCTATAGAACTACCAGCAAAAACATTAAAGCGAGGAACACCGTTATTAACAGCTGTTTGAACTATATTTTTAATTTTTTCTGATGCTCCATACGGCTCAACTATATATATTTTTTCTTTATTTATACCTGGTATTTTAGATATATCTTCAGCATATTTACACCCAGCACTAAACATTATTACAGCTGTTTTAGGGTGTATTGTTATAAATTTAATAGCATCTTTTCCATTATTAAAACGGAATATTTCTACTTTTTTATTTTTTCCAAATCCTTCTTTAAATAAATCTCGTTGTTTTTGAATATTATAATCACCAACTCTATTATCTAATCCTCCAACTAATACAGCATCAACAAAATCATCACAATCAGACATAGGTGTTGGTATAGGTGTTACTACATTTTGATTATTCTGTGGTTTAGTAGTTATGTTTAAAGATTGTTGATTTGGATTACCTAAATTAATATTTGATCCTCCAATTTTATACATTCCAATAAATGAGGAAGCATTATTAGGATCATTTATTTGTAGTAAATTATTGTCAGTTGATAAAGTACCATCTCTTAATCCTTGTAATTGTTCCTCATTATTACCAGTGAAAAGATAAGTATTACCATCTTTAGATATATTAATACCATTAGAATTCTCACCTGTGATCTGATAATCACCTGGTTTTGAGTCTCGTTTATATTGTTTTTGATTAGACATAATAATTAAACTGAGAATTGATCAAATTTAGATGATGCTGTGTTAAATATGGCTAATTTATTATTATATGTTTCAGTTCCTTTTGTATAGCTAGCTTTAGCAGCTGGACTCCACCATTTGTTTATATAAATTGTTGTCCAAATATCACCATTAACTCCACTGAATCCTTTCGCTTGTAGTCTATTAGCTGTGAAATCTAAAAATGTTTGATCATTTTCAAATATAGCAAAAGATCTTCTTACATTACCACTATCAACACGACTATATTGACCTACTATACCTGGGGCACCCCATCTAGCATTATCTGTCTGCACACCAGCGTAGTTATGTCCTCCTGCTGATCTAAATGCTGTTCTTTCTTTATTTTTAGCTGCTTCAGCTATTAAAACAGCGAATACAGCTTTACCTAAATCATCACCATATTTAGTTTTTAAATAAGCAACTGCTGCTTTATAAGATAATTCATCTGGAGGAGGTGGAGGATCAGTGAATGGAAGTTCTGGGTAAGCTGTAGCGTATCCTGCTTCTGTATATGAAATTTTTCTTGAAGGTTTTTTACCATTAGGGCCAAATCCTAAATCATTATTTTGATAATTATCTGTATTTTCATTTGAATTATCAAACACACTAACATTAGCGTTAACAGTACCTTGGAAATTAACAGGATCTAAATAATATGTTGTTCTATTATATTGACTTGAAAGATCATTACTAAAATCCTCTTGCAAAGAAGGACCACTAACTAAAGGAACAATACTACCAATTTCAGGTACATTTTGATTTTTACCATAAAAAGGATAGGCTACACCTTTTTTTCCACCAGCTGTTTTTGTTCTATCTTCTAATGGTGTATAAGCTATATTTTTATCAGTTCCGTTTATCTCAGTCACAATACCATACTTATAAGTATTTTGATTTTTAGTATAGTATGAGTTACCAACTGTAGATGAAGCGCTTGAGGATCTACGTTTTCCTCCTCCACCACCAGTTTTTATAGTAACACCTGTTCCCATTATTTATTTTCTAATTGTTTAGGTTCTTCAATTTTAACACCGCTAATTTCTTGGAACAATAATTCTTTATCACGCTCACTTAATATACCTCCATCACCATCACTAGGAGTATTACCCATAGCACGTTGAACAATACCTGCCATTTTAATTAAGGCTTCATCATTCTTAACAGCTATTTCCATATACTCTTTAAGTAATGGAACAAGCATCATTGCATCACCTGGCTCTTGAATCATTGGTTTGAGCTGGTCGATTAATGATTTAATTTCCTTTTCTTTACAGTTAGCGTTCTTGTATATATCTTCAAGTAAGCTTGAAAAGGTTTTGTCTTTAAATATAACTTGATTAAAATCCATATTATGTTTTATATAAATATGGAAGGTGAAAAGAGTTATAACGCCATTGTAATGCGTCCATGTTCATAAAACTCATTATACTTACGAACATATATAACTTTTAAACGCTTAATGATCTTAGTAATCTGAGGAGTAGAAGCGTCAGTCATTTCTTTTATATAAATGTATAATGCCTTCTTATTAAAAATATCTAAATTTTCACTTTTTCTAAATAACTCAACTATAGCGTCTGCTATTTGAGCGTCACGTTGTTTAGGAAATAAAATAAACATATTATGATCAACATACTTAGTAAATTGTTTCATGAATGATATAGGTTCTAAATCATGAAATGTTTCACTAGTTTTTACTAAATCAGTTAATATTGTCTTATCTTCATCAACAGCGTCAACAGGCGCTTTATCTTTTAGTTTCTTATAATTCGCATTATTGTATAAAATAAGATAGCGTTTAGCAATAGTACCGAAATAAGAATAAGCTTTTCCTTTACTTTGATCATATAAATGTAATTTCTCTAATAAAAACGCTACAACCTCATGTTGTAATTCAGGTATTGTATCTACTTCTGTATAATAAAATTTAAATGTATGAATGATATTTTCAGTTAACTTATGAAATGCATAGTTAATCTTTTCATTGAAAATTTTATTTCGTTTTTTAGGACTTCTTAACTTCAAATACTCAATAATAGCATCTTCAGTTTCCTGAGTGAAATAATTTATTGATTGTTTTGGTTTGCGTTTACGTACAGTCCCCTTCTTAGTTAATAATACTTCTTCACTCATTTTAATTTCTTAAATAATGGTTTAATGAGTCTTGAATATTTTGTAAATTACGGAAGAAGAAACCAATCTGATCATCTGATTTAAATGCTTCTGTTAAATCAACTTGATTAAGTTGTTTATTTGATTCATCAACAATAGCAGATATACTATCAATAATAACTTTTTGTTTAGTAGCAATCTGTTCTAATTTGATTACTTTTTGATTTAAGTTCCAAATGATATATCCGAATATTGTAAATATCCAAAGTGCAATTGAAATAATTCCTAGTGTCATATATTTTTCATTAATTCAGCTAAAGCCGGATTAGCCATTTTTTTAAGGGCTTTCTGTTTAGTAGCCGATGTATTTTTATTTAAACTAAAATTGTTGGTTTTAGGTTTTTCAACTTGTTTTTTTTCACCAAGTAACTTTGGTAACCACTCAACTTCAAATTCAATTCTAGCAGCTAATAAATCAGCTTGATGAACAACATACATAATAGAAGTCCTTGGTTTTGTCTCTGGTGTAAAGCCCATTAAGTAAGCTTTATTTGATTCCTCATATAAACCATCATGATTTCTAATAGCTAGAAATTCATTTTTAGTATATTCAATACCATTACTCATTAACAAATACAAACCACGATCTGGAACGGTCATATATTCTAAACGATCATTAAACATATAAGTTTCGTTTAGTTTGTCTCGTCTCCATTGATCTGTTTGTTCAATGTATGAGGCGTTTTGTTCATCACCAAATTTTCCTAAGTCATGATTAATAGCTGAGAATACGAGTTCCTCAGTTGTATAAGTATCTACCATTCCAAAGTTACGCCATACAGCGTCTAACTGTAAAGCAGCGTCTACAACTCGGTTTACATGATCAACATAACCACCTGGAAAGCAGTTATGATATTGTGGTTTATGAGACGCAGGCATCATTACGAAGCGTTCTTCATGTTTGAGGTAGAAGTCTTTAAGTTTCTGTCCTCGTTCACCTGAGATATAGGTGTCAATATTATTCAAAAACTTAGTCCAATTAGATTGGATCATTTCTGGTGATATCATAAATTTTTATTGTTCGGCATTAATTAATGTACGAATTTCTTCAACTTTATCTTTTAATTGGCTAAGCATTTCCTTAGCAATATTGATAGTGAAATTAGGATTTGAAAATTGTGCTCCAAAACCGTTAAGCATATTTTCAAGTTGATCTAATTTATTCTCTACTGGTTGTTTATATCTCATATATATTGTTTTATAATACCTACTAATTGAGGTATTGTATCAAATGTACGTAAAGTATCTGATGTCTCCAACTCTGTTTCTGGGACGATAGTAATCATTTTAACACCTAAATCAATGAATACAATTGGGTATGTATCTGTTCTATATCTATTTTCTACATCATCAGCTAAATCAGGATGTTGATCAGCATCAATATTGATATAGGTTATTCCGTTCTCGTCTAATTCACTCTTTAACCACATGCAATAATCACAGTCACTCAACGTCAATAACCTTACTACTCCTACTTCTCTCTTATCAGTACTCATAAGTAACTAATTTATTTATTAGTGTATATAAAAAATATGGAAAAATCTCTGGGCTTCCAAGCTTTATTAATATAAATATAAAAAAAGGGCGAGCTTTCGCTCGCCCAGGCTGGCTAAGCCTCAACATCAATTATTTAGTAATGTATTTAACTAATTCCTTATTCAGCATCATCAGTTTAAATTTACCTGGATTGCTGTTATAAATTGACTTAACCATATTATAACACACATCAGTAGCGAATATTTTTTCAGTTACAATTTTACTGATACGTTCAATAAGTGGTTTTTCAATAGTATTTTCTTTAGCAAAATATTCTAAATAGTTAGCAACACGTGTTCCGAGTGTAGCGGCAATATCGGCACGATAATCTTTATCTTTACCTACTAGACCTTTAAGTGTATTAAGTACGTATTGTTCATCTTGGTTCAAGATATTTTCTGGCGAAATCATCTTATCCAATTTGTTATTAATAAACATTGTAAACAAAGTACTAAACTCACTACCAACTGAACCTTCTCCAATCATTTGAATTAGTGGTAACGATTCTTCAAACGATTTAAGTGAACTAATACTATTAAAGAACATACTAACACTTCTACTATTAACTTCCTTAGTAACTAGTTCTGGATGCATCAACAAAAAGTTAATACAACGACCATCTAGCTTATTTTCCTCAGCCCACTTACCCCAACATTTAAGATCGAATCTCAAATCAACACTAATGAACCTTGTTTTCTGGGCGTTGTCAATACTATTAACTAAATAATCTCCATTATCAGGATTGCTTGTAAGAATAATATGCCAATCCTTAGGCAACTTCCAGCTGATATATTGTTGACGGTCAATCAGTTCCATTACAGCTTGAATGAACCTCATATCAGCACGATTCCAGTCATCCAATAATAGAACACCACCATTTGTTTTACCACTAATCCATTCTGGTGGACAATAACTCATACGGTTCAAACCAGTTGTGGCGTAACCTTCTTTACGATAATCTTCAACTGCGTTCTCATCAATCCATGTTCTTTCTTTACCATCAGTCATTTCAAATTGACGAATTGGAAAACCAACCA